GTTGGTGCAAACAATACAAATAGTAGAGCTAATCGTAACTGGTTCGCTCTTCAGATGGAAGCCATGTTCTTCCAGTATTCAGAAGCTCGTTTCAGAACTCATGTTCTACATATGGATATCTATGCAGAGACTGCTCGTATTGTCGCGGCAGGTGTCTCAGCCCAAGACATTGCTACTACAGAAAGACTTCCAGGGGTTTCAATAGCTTGTGCGTCTGTCCCGTTCGCTTTTATTAGACAAGACAGTGCAAACCCTCAGAATGTAGCCAATGCTGGTCAACTGGTTGGAGGAGGTCCCGATTATTACTCAGCTTTGACCAAACTTCCTGGTGCTCAAACTTATAATCTTCCTGTAGATGGTTCATCTTTAGGACCTAGGAAGATTACCATGACTATTGATGGCTATGAGCATAATGGTGCTTCTCAGGCCATTCTCGCAACTCGAGCTTGGCTACCATCTTCTACTATTCCAACGACTTCTCTGGTTCATCCAGATCCTAACAGTCGTCAGGTCTTCCTGTTTGCTTTTAGAATCAATACCCTTTCCACAACGACAGTCCAGCAACAGGTTCTGTTCAGAACTGCATATCGCTTGGATCAACACATGGAGTTCCACGACATTGTTCCAACATGGCCATATGCACTCACTAATGCTGCTAATTAAAACCTTAATTAAAAAAGTTGAAAGACCCTACTAATGGCGGATTCCTCCTCAGTCTTCTGAGGGGGTTAAAAATACATAGCGGACACAAAACAAAGAGATTGGGCCTCGGACATCAGGAGCGAAACGACCGAGAGTAAAGAGGGAGGATGAAGCGAGTCTGGCCCAAGATCGGTGACGATCCGCGTCTCCGCCATTAAATGGGTCTTCAACTAATTCTGCGGGAACGTTCCGACGGTGGGGTCCCCCCCTAATATTACCCGGAGGAACGTTCCAACGTTCCCTATCCATCCGATGATGCGACAGCGAATCGGATCGCAGATTTTATGGAAACTTCCATAATTTCACTATTTAACCGGAAGATTTTATAATTTATATCTAATGGAAATTGAACGTTCCCGTTCCAGAAGCCAAGAAAAGGCAAAAAAATTCAATATCAACTCTCAGAGTTGGTTTCTCACCTACCCCCGTCTCAATATCAGCAAAGAGGAGGCCATGGGCCTTCTCCAACTTAAGTTGGCTAGTAAGCCATACAAGGGCATGGTCGTCTGCCGAGAGCTTCATCAAGACGGTACCCCACACATCCATGCCTACATTCTTCTCAAGGACCGTTACAACTGTAAGGTCCCCACTTTCTGGGACCTCAATGGTCATCATGGTAACTACCAGAAGGCTAGAGACATTTCCGCTGTCTCTAAGTACATCAAGAAGGACGGAGATTTTATCGAAGACGGCGCCATCGACTGGCAGGAGAAGGTTGACGCGAAGAAGGCTCACCGTAGGTACCTTGGTGAGCTTATGCTTAAGGAGGGTACCACCCTCAAGGACCTTCTTCATGAAGACCCATCATTGGCTCTTGAAGCAGCCAATCTTCAGAAGAGTCTAGCTGCATGCAAGCAGGCTATGCTCGAGCCCTGTACTACAGATGACGTTAAGGGCATTTGGATAATGGGTCCCCCGGGAGTGGGTAAAAGTCACTTAGTCAGAGGGCTTGAACCCTCGCTCTACCTCAAAGCACAGAATAAGTGGTGGGATGGCTATATCGGTCAAAAGGCTATTCTGATCGACGACTTCGATCTGCAAGGTGCCTGTATTAGCCACCATCTCAAGATCTGGACAGATCGCTGGGGTTGCACCGGAGAGATCAAAGGTGCTCAGATTCCTCTCGCACATGAGAGGTTTTACATTACCTCCAACTATTCTCCGGATCAGATCTTCAGCGACAAAAAGGAGCCCGGACGCGATGACCTCGTTCTCGTTGAGGCGATCAAGCGTAGATTCAAGATCATCCACATTGATTCTCGTGCGACACAAGAAGCGTTGCTCACCCAACTTAAGGAAAAACTAATTAAGTTATAATAAAAAATTAACATGAGTCAATTTGTTGAAGAAGATGAAAACCAACAAGCAGACTATGAGATAGGTCTTTACACAGAGGAAGACCTTAAGAACATTACTATGGAGGCGCTCAACGAGGCACTCAAACAAAGAGAAGAAAAAGAGACGGAAGCTGGAGTTGAACTCAAGCTAAAAAGAACAGACTCAATATCATCAATTGATTTCAAATGTGATTGTGAAGGATGCGGTGTGTTAGCCCGCTTCCTAGGTCTATAATTAATTAAACCAACTCTTAAATTTATAATTCAAATTTAATGGTGAAGAGCTATGGAGGAGCTATTCGACGAACTGGCCGATCACGAAAGAGGAAGGCCACTAGGCTCGTAACCAGGAACAAATCGGCCCTGGCCCTCAGACCGGGGCTAAACGTAAGTAGCGCAAAAAGCGCCAGGTTTTTTGCCACTCTCCCTAAAATGATGAAACTCAAGGTACCTTGGGAGGCAGATACTAACTATGTACTAGCATATGCTAGTTCTACAGGCCAAGCCATTCAAACTGGCTATTGGTGGATCGATCCACTTCGTTATGATTATCCGGTTAATGCTTCTGGTGTTGGTGCAAACAATACAAATAGTAGAGCTAATCGTAACTGGTTCGCTCTTCAGATGGAAGCCATGTTCTTCCAGTATTCAGAAGCTCGTTTCAGAACTCATGTTCTACATATGGATATCT